CCATGCGTCGGGTAGGGCGATTCGGATGGAGCTGATTTTAGCTTAACGCCAGATAGAAGGCTTCCGCCCAGAATTCTACTGCTCTTTACCTGATTGAAGGTGTTCTTAAGTCTCGTTTCGAGATCATTCAAAGCCCCATCTTTGTGCTTTGCCTCTGTAAATCCCCGAAACGCCATATCTCATCCTAGATCCAGTTTATGTAATCACGAACGCCTGTCCCTACTTTAACATCTGCTATTGCTCGACTCTCGCCTGGTGTCCGGTCCTTGGCTGCCAACATCAGCCTCGCTCTAACACCCTCTCTCTCTGCTACCAAAACCTGAGTGTCCGATTCCTCTTTCTGGAGCATCTTAATGGCTGCATCCAGAATGATGAATCTCTCGAAGCCATTGGCTAGAGCCTTATCAATGGCGGTAAGCTCTGCGGTTGTAGCGCCAGAATCAAACTTCTGGGGCTCTGGAATGTACCACAAAGTGACCGTTCCGGCAGGTGGTGATTCAGGTATGAACCGAATATTATTCCCCTCGATGATGAAGAAGACGTTCCCCATGTAGCCCTGCTTTAGAAGGGGGCTCTCAAAGGCATTTCTTTCCTGGAACATGTATCGGCGGATTCTTCGAGTTACTCCGCCAGAAGCAAAGTCGCAGCCAAGAGCTTTCCAGAAGGGGTCTGGGAGTGCCTTTGGGTTATCAGCAGGTAATGTGTAGGTGTATGAACTAAGGTAGTAGAGTTCGTACTCATTCACCATCATCTCATGAAGCTCAGCAACTGCGTCATTGATATAATCAACAACCTCGGCGTCAGTGCAAAATTCGGAGTTTTCCTGGTCAGCCCTTCTGCGAGATCGCGTGATAAGCTGTGCTAGGGTCACCTCATTTGTTGCCATTACATGCTCCAAAAATAGAAGGGGGCCGAAGCCCCCATTCCATTAATAGTCCTCATCATCACTGTTTAAGGCTATTTGGACAAAGTCGAGCAAGGCCTCACAGGCGTCCTTTTCTTTGTCTTCTGATACCTCTACACCAATGGAGCTGAGGAACTCACTGCAAGCGCCCAGTAGGGCACTCTTGGGTTCTAGCGAGTCGTCCTCCTCTTCACCCTTGGGCTTCTTTCCTTTCTCAAGGATCATAAGAGCTACGCCCTTCTTTTTAGGCATGACGTGTCTCCTATGGTGTTACACTTGAGTTCTTCAGGACAAACACAAGTGAGAATGCATCAGCCTCACCAAGGGCGCCGTCAAACGTTAATGCGACAACACCGGTAGTGTTTATTTCTGAATCGTCAGCTGAGGCAAGAGCCCTCCCTCCTCCTGCAACAACCGGAGCGACTGAAAACCCAAGAAGGGCGTTATACTTATCATCCATTGTCACCGTCAGAACTGCGCCTGAGTATGACGCACTCGCGCCCATCCCGTTAGCCAGGGTCACGGCAGATCCCGCGCCAAGGGTCGCCTTACACGCAAAGATGATAACACCCTGCTGAATGGCGTTAACGCTTTTAAATGACCTATTAGCCATGATTCACCTCCTTAAAGTGCAACACGAACGTTCCAACCAGGTGCGTTACATGCCATGTTCCCGTAAAAACCAATCCGAACCTCATAGGCATCTTCCGACGCCTGGCGAAGAACTCGGTTTCCGTCTAGGTCCAAGATATGTGGGGCACCACCAAGAGAGTTCAGTGTCCAAGTATCCATTTGGAGCATATAAGCAACATCTGATGGGCAGTTGTGGTCTGGGAGAATTCGAATCTCCGCATTAGGCCCCTGGACAGACAATGCATTAAATCCAATATCGACATCTCTGGCCTTCGCAGTAGTGTACCTAACGCGAGATCCCATAGACTTCTCTAGGTTGATGTAAGATTCAAAGTTCAGGAAGCATGTATCAGGACGGCCACCTGCTTTCGCCGCCTTACCAGCAGCAGACAGAAGTGCTTCCTCGATAGGGGAATCTGAGCCATCATACTCAATCCCAGCAAGTCTTTGCCTGTCTGTTGTCCTAACCACTCCGAATAGGTCTGCCGGTGTTCCGGCTGGGAGCCACCCATCAAGCCCAGACAATGCCTTTGGAGACCCAGTTCCAGTCTCAGTACCAAATCTAATGATAAAGTCGCCATCAGCCGCTGTACTTGCATCAACAGTCAATGTCCCCAAATTACGATCTACGCCATCAACATTTAGGGTTTTAAGGCCAGCGGACCCAGCGGTGTTTGTTGCGAAGAGAAGCTTCATGCCGACCTCGAAGCGAGTGATATCATCTACATTCGCCAGAGTTACTGTCGGTCCGACTGCTGATCCTACTGTCGCCATTACCCCGGTGCTAGAGCCAAACATCTGGATCGCAAGGTCACGGGAAAGGGCTTGGATTGCTCCATCAATCTGGAGCGTGAGGTACCGAATGAATGCATTAGCATTTCCTTCGGTTGCCTTAATGGCCTCTCCACTAATGGCTGCAACAGAGTAGTTCTTAACCCGTGTAACAACGAATTGCTCAAGGCTTGCTGAGGTTGTGCCCTGCTGTGCATCAGAAAATGTAGCAGAAACGTTTTGTGGATTTCCGTAAATGAGAGGAATCGGCATGTTTAAACCGCCGAACTTCTCATACTTTTGAATCAATGCGTAAAAAGGATTGCTCTTGTAAGTAAGATCTTTAATCCTAAAGTCTTTATAGTGCTGCTTAACAGCCTTTGAGGTATCACTAATCGATAGAGGTGTCGCCATTTCCTTCTCCTTGGTCGCGAATTGCTAGACGAAAGGAGGCACCGCGCCACCTACTCGCCAAAAAACTTATAGCTACGGGCAAGATGCTCTAAGTGTTCATCTCTAGACATAGGTTTAGAGTGAACTTCACCATCCGTGGTTGGACCAACCGCCGCAACTGAGTTCGATAATGTTTTCGGCCTTGTATCTGGCTGCCGAGTAGCTTCGCTTTCCGCTTCGTTCCCAAAGGAATCTCTATACTTTTTGGCTATTTTCTTGCTGCCAAAATAACTGCGGGCTTCTTCCTCAAGGTGGTCCTCGACTAGCTGCACCGCCTGTTTATATTCCATCACTTGTGAAGTGGAGTTGTAATGCTCCTGCATCACCTCCGCTACTAACCCATGCGCTTCTCTCGAATGCACAAGTTCGAAGTCTTCACTATTAGTCTCAACGAAATTACGTATTTCGTCAACAAAATTATTGTACGCGGTTTCCTGGTTCGAAACAACCTCTTGTTCCTCACGTTTACTTAACTTCGACTCAAGCTGGTCAATTCGAGTTAGAAGCTTATCAATACTGGAATCTCGCTTGTAATCATCGGGCTTCTTACTTCCGGTAAGGATATCTTCAGACAACTTCTGGTAATCTAAGTCCAATCGAGACAATAGCTCTCTAGGATTCTCGGCGGCAATCCTTCGAAGCTCCTCAAGCTCTTTAGCAGCGTCATTAGGCTTTCCCTGCTGAGATCGAAGCTCCGTCAATTCCTGTTGGAGCTTCTTGTACTCATCCTGCTGGCCCCTAACTCCCTTTTCACGCTTAGCCAGTTGAGCAAATCTTCGGGTGAAATCCCGAGTCGTCTGCTCCGGCTCTTTTGCAGGGGTCTCCTCAACTGATTCAGGCTCTTTCTCAGGTGTCCCTTCAGACATCGCCTCCTCAGCCACCGCAACTGCGGTATCTGTCGCCGGTTCGACTCCTTCTGCTTCAACCCTCTCCGCCATTAACCCATTCACATAATCAATTGTCTCTTGAATGTTGTCTTCAGCCATTTGCATCCTGTCTCCTTACTGTAAATCTTGAGGCGGAAGTGCCTCTGGTTCCGAAGGCATTGCTGCCTCAATCTCAGGGGGCAAAGCGCCCCCTGCTTCAGGAGGTAATCCTCCTCCTGCTTCGGGTGGTAGTGGAGACTCAGCCCCCTCTGGGGGCGAGGGAGGCTGAGCCGCCTGCGCCATGCTAGCCATGAGCGCCATACAATCCTCAATATAACGGCGTAAAAGGGCCATGCGTTCTTCAGGTACATTGTTTATTTTTGCGCGTAAATAAGCCTGTTGCACCCGCTTCACCGATAAAGCCAAATTGCTGTACGGTTCCGGTTGAACGTATTTCCCTTTGTCCACCATGTTTTCAATCAGCATATCAATTTCATCTTGATCTGCCGTCATGTATTGAGTGACCGATTCGATGTCTGGATAATCTAAGAGCTTAAGGATAATGCCGGGGTCTTGGATAATCCCACTCTGAGCAAGCTCGATGACTTTCTGAAGCTTACCAGCAGGCGTCTGAGGTAATAACGACACCGGCCAGATCTTCATAACGTATTGATCTTCTCGGAGATTGATATCTTTCCATTTAATCTGCTCGATATACTTATCCCCACTGCTGACAACCTCATAATTATCGCCGCGCTCAGCAATCCTCCGAGCCAAGTCAATCATCTGCCTAGATGCCTCCAAAAACATGTTCTCGTAGTTTTGAGCCACAATCATGAAGCGCTCTGTCTCAATATCGGAAAATTCTCGAAGAGCTACCGCAGATTCAAGCCCAGCGGGCTTCTTCGACATCGCAGCAAGCTCACTTACCCCCGATATTTGATAAGCACGATTAAAAAGCCTATCCAGGTGGGAGAAGACCTCTCCAGATACTGTTTTCGGGACGTAGAAGACTGGAGGCTCTCCGATATAATCAACGATGCCCCATTCTTCGTTGTTAATCTGGTGGTCAGCTATTTGTGAACCAGTCTGAAGAAAAACTTTCGGCTTCGCCAAATGCATCTGCTGCTGAATGTTTTGAAGGAGCGTATTGATCTCCAACTGAATTCCCATAAGCTGTTCAGCAAGTCCCTGACCCCAGAATCCGAGCAGACGATCAGACCAACGCAGAAAAACGAAAGGAAAATAATTGTGCTCATAATCTTCATCCAAGAGCGTTAGATTTTCCAAGCAGATTACGTGGCGACCATCCGGGGCACCCTCAATACTAGGAAGGTGCCAAGCCTCGACTACCTGAACCATCTCGTTAACATTAGAACCCGAATTGTATTCATCAGTCTCAAAAGTAGACGCCTCTTTGATCTGCTCTGCATACTCTGGATAAGTGTATGTCAGAACGTCACGAGGGACCGCCTTGACCTGAAAAATACTTCGCGGGTTCTTATACTTGGCTTCCTCGATCGACACCATAATCTCTTCAGGGAAAACTCGTTCACATAGAATATTCGAGTTATGGTCGTACACTTTCAGAACGCCAGTCCCAAAAACGCACGAATCCATAAAGACCTCTGGAGCGACTTCGTAAAGCTTGGTCCGGTAGAATTGCCCATCGCAGAACTTCTCTAGGAGCTTACCTTTCCTCTGCTGAGAAAAGTCACCACCAGAAGTGAGGAAAGCACACCGGGGACGGTTCTTCGCAATCTTCGCCTGCACCGTGTCACACATTGATTTGATAACGTTGAACGTGACCGGTCTATGAGAACCAACCCCTTGGGGTCTCGACACACCAACCAAGTTCAGCGACGGAGTATTCTCGTCGTTGTAAGACCTGTAGTGTTGGAGGTTAAGACTTGTGATGTAACTGTAATCACGTTGCATCGCATTCAGGATATCGAAAACAAAGTTATGAGAATCCTTCTCTTTCGCCTGCCACCAAAAAATTCGTTCTTTCATTTTTATTGCCTCTAATGGTAATTCGTTTCAGCTAAGACACTTGCTGTTTTACACGCCTCTGGCTGACTATCACCAGTTAAGCCTTTTTCGATCTGACCAATATATTTCTGCTCTATCATTTCCCAATACTCTGGAGTTCCATACTTCGGGCTCACCGTTGGAGCCTTATAGGTGAAGTGGCGGCATTCCCGCCAAGCATAGAGCGCGGCATCTGAAAGGTGGTTCTCGAATCTACCATCTTCCTTCAGCCTACTTTCGTCCCACTGCAAAACATCCCATTCCTCAAGGACAGGACAATTGGCCGGGACCATTACTCGGTTGGAGAAGAGATCATCATTCATCAACTCGATAAACGTTGCCTTCTTACTTTTCTCAGCAGCCTGGACAGGGACGCCAAAACGCTGCCTTATCTCTTCAACGATAGACCGGCCCAACCCACCAGTATCTGCCACGATCGAAACAAAGTTGAAGTGCTCATTCAGCTCAACAATTTTATGAGCGATCTGAGTAGGGATCATCTTAGATTCTTTGTAGGTCTCCACGATATAGCATTCCGGCATATCCCGACTAAATCCCAGGATAACAAAAGCAGTGGCGTCCGCATAACCCAAATCCACTCCAAGCACATACTCCCAATCTGCTGAATCATCGGGCGCCTCCATATAAATGTTCTCATCTGTATATTTATATATTAGCGAGTCGAATGACTTTACCCACTTACCGCACCACTCTCTCTGGAAGACCGGATTATCTTCGGTCCAGTTTCTCTTCTGGAGCTTCTTGGATAGAAACTCTGCGGCGTGGGGAATGTAGGGATTCTCTCTTACTGTCCACTTATGGACGGAGTATTCATATTTGGGGTTAGTAGTAGCATCGTAGAAATAACCAGAACACCTAGCATTGGGAGTCCCGGTCAACATCAGAGTTCCGTCGTAGTCAATCAGGGCTGGCTCGATAACCTCTTCAATAAGGCCAGTCAGGAAAGGCCCATAACTCGCGGCTTCATCGATGATAACCAACGGGTAGCCAGAACCACGGAGCTTATCAACATCAGCCTCGTCATTGGCTCCGTTCAGAATGATCTGAGATCCATTCTTCAGTATGGCAATCAGCTCAACGTTGTTGAACTTCATCCCAATATGATACTGCCGGTTAGCCTGCTTGAGCAGATTCCACATTAGACGCTTGGCCACTTGCCGAGTTATGGCAATGTAAGCCACGATGGAGTTCGGATTCTTGAACGCCTCTTCGATCATATAGTAGCAACAAGTATGAGTCTTGCCTGCTCGACGGGAGCAAAGAGCTGCCTTGAACTTCGCCTTGTCATCAATCAGTGCGAGTTGCTTGTTGAACAAATCTTTGCGCCAAGGATAAGTTCGGTTTCCAGCAACCGCATCCTCTGGTGGCTTTAAGTCACCATGGCGTTTGATGAGTTCACCAAGGACGGCTCTCCCATCGAATATTTGCTTCTTCTTAGACAACTAACTATCTCACTTTAGACAACCGCCTCTGCTGCTGGATTTACCTTCCTAACAATCTTACTACGTTTTTTCCGTGTGGCAACCAGGGGATTGAATTCCTCAACGGCCTGCATATGGCTGATCGAGGTGAGGGGAATAATATATTCACCCTTATCCGTTTTAACGACAACCATCTGTAGCTTCTGGATGTAGTCAATCATATAGTGTTCCTGGCCACGCACCGTTGTACTAAACGAGGTGTGGCCGCCAATGCTTCTGGAATCAGGCTTCAATATTACCATTCTCAATCTCATAGATTTTCTCCAAATCTTGGATACCATTATGCATCTGCAAGTGAGGCACATACATAATGTTATGCCGGGGTTTTAACTCTTTGATGATGTAAGACTTATGGCTGGCAAGCACAGCCTCGCCTTGCTTGTATTCGAAAACCTTCAACAGGGCATTGAGCAATCCCCACTTGCGGAAAGGGGCCTTCGTATAAGAAAAATGGACCACCAAAAATTTAGGGGTGCGCCTTGCTGTCAGCCAACTATAAATATCCTTCTCCGTCTCAGGAGTATTGCCGCAAGCAACAATCGTTGTTGAATGCTCAAGAAGCCTCTTGATAACCCCCTTGTGCATCTTCGATATAGCCTTCTTCGGGATATCCTTGTTCTGCCCCTGGTAGCTCTGGACCCAGCTCTTGTAAATAAAAGGGGCGTCGTCGTCGTAAGCCTTTCGGATTCTAACAGGTAATTGCCGGAGTTGCTGATATCCACTATCTTCCACCTTTGCCCCCAATCTGCTTAGCCAGGACTTCAGCAGCAAGGGCATGGATCTTCTCGTCGTCAAGTGTCTCTAATTCACTCTGGTCTCGGATGTTCATCTCAAGATTGGCAAGCTTGACCAGGGAGTTGGTCAGTAAAGCAAAGTTCTTGCCGTCCAAGGCATCCAAGCCACGGACCTTAGCGCGACCCCTTAACCGATGAAGCTCCTCGTCGATAATCGAATAACTACTACTCATCATTGAGTGCAATGAGGGCAAAAGAGAAACCTCGACCTTAGAGATCTCCTTGTTGATCTCAACCTCTTTCCCCTCAAGCTCAAGGGAAGTGGATTCCTCTATATTAATAGTATCGAAATTGATGGAGAGAGGTGTCTTCTTATTCTTTCCCATTCTTGCCCCCCGGCTGGCCTGAGCCAAACGGGGACCAGGCAGATAGGTGCCCAGCCCCCGACAACAACAAAAGGATCACCCTAAGATGAACTTTGTAACATTGTAGCAAAACCCGAAGCTCAGTCAAGAAGCTAGACAGGAGGATCGGAAGTTGAAGTTTCGATTTACATATGACGCAGTGTGTTAATTGGATCTGGGTTTAGTGGGGGTGTGGGTATTATATATTTAGGGGGGGGACCTCGCGGGGGGGTACCCCCTGCCCTACACTACATGTAATGTATTGTATGGTAGTGCAACGTATGGCAACGTATCGTATGGTAATGTATGGCAATGTAATGCAATGCGATGCAATGCATGGCAATGCGATGCGAGGTATCGTATTGTATGGTAGCGTATGGCAACGTATGGTGATCTAGTGCAATGTATCGTAGGGTATGGCAACGTATGGCAACTTGGTCGAGACGGACTTCCCCATTACAGTGAGGATATTATACCACTCCGTTTAGCCGCGCGGCCATTCCCTATAGGCTGGATTTTAGTGGTTAATTCCCATCTTATCTCCTCTTGTCATTACCTGACCATCTTACAACAATGGTCAAGTAATAGCAAGAGATACTTTGATTATTTGCGGGTGGCTTTGCGGGTTACATTTAGCCACTCTTGAGCATCAACCTCGCCTTTAAATATTAGCTTTCTACCGCTATAGAGCTTTACCAGCGGGTCACCACCGATATACCGTGCGTCCATAGACTCTTTAGCCCTGGTTATCCGGTTAGCTTTCATCCAGTCTTTTAGCGGTGTGTGATTTCCATCTTGGTCTAACATCGTTCTATCTCCATTTGTTGTTAGATTGGAATCTACATTAATCATCAAGAGATGTCAAGGCCAGTCAAGAGATAATAAGTGTTTTTTATCGATAAAGCTTGTTCGAGTAGCGTTAAAATACAGCTCAATTGATTGTTTGCTTGGTCTTTTCTTTGCA